ACCAGTCAAGATATAGTCGATTGTCTGTGACTCAGGATCTTCAAGTAGTTCGTATGCAGTAGTTACATCAGTATTACTTACAGTATAAACACCACCAGAAGTACCGTAATCAGCACCGTCAGCAAGTCTGTAGTAGAATGTTGCGTTGTTCTTAGAACCAACTGTTGTACGTGCAGCAGGATAATCAGTAGATCCAGCAGCAGAACGTAGAAGGTTAAACTGTCTACCAGAAGCACTATTACCCCAAGTACCAGCAGCACCAGATGCAGTTGCGTTGAATACTCCTAACTCATGCTCACCCCAGTAGATATACTCGGAACGTGTTTTTACAGCATTAACATAGTAGTTAGTTTCCCCAACAGAAGTCTTAGCATCAGATGCCTTAGAAACACCAATGAAACGCTCAAGTAAAGCACCAGTTGTACCAGTAACTTTACCATCAATGTCAACAACAACGATGTGTAGTTCGTCACGGAATCCACCTACTTCTGAAGCAAACTTAGAAGTCTCAGGACGAGGAGCAACACTTACCCACTTTACACCAGGTAGATACTCACGCTCATCATACTCGTCACGAACTGAAGTAACAGTTACGTTAGTAGAGTTTGTGTCAGCAACAACATCAGCAGCAGCAAAATTAATACTGTCCTTATTAAGACCAATATACAAACGACGCTCGATTGTTTGATCAATAGCAGCAGTGTTTGTTCCCTGAGTAATTACTTGGTTATCTGAAAGAATACCAGTAACACCACCAGAAGGAAGACCGATTTCTAATTTCTTATTAGCAGGATCCCATGCAAGAACATTTACTGATTCGTCAGAACCACCAATACTAATTGTAGTTGCAGTACCAACTACGAAATCACCAACAACAGTGTCAACAGTGAGAAGGATGCTATATTTAAATACTTTACCAGCAGCACCAGAAGCAGCACTCAATGCAGCATCTGCAACAAACTCATGCTCGTTACCTGAACCAGGAGCAGGTAGAACAGCAATTTGATCTGCACCAGAGTCAGTTACAAATATACCGATTGAATTACCTTTAGATCCAGGAGTTTTTGCTGCCCAAGTCCAGTTATTGTTTGCAGTCTCGAAGTTAGTTTCGTAGTCTTGAAAATTCTTGATTAGAGGTGCAGTTCCTGTGTCAACACCATTCTTTAAGTTTGAAGATGTAACACGAACAGTTTTAAGAAGACCACCATATGAAAGAAACTGAGAAGCAGTAAACCAGTATTCAAAGTTATTGTCATTTGGTTTCCCAAATACATCTGTAAGTTGCCTCTCGTTAGCAATACTTACGATTTCTTCAACTGGTCCTTGTTCAAATGGTGCCGCAAGCACGCCAATATTTGCGGTGGATAGCGTGGTAATAGTGGTCAGGTCTCTCTCCTGAACGACTACACCTGGCGATGATTGATTAGCTGCCATGTTTATATACTCCTAGGAAATGATGTCAACATCGGTTGTCTAAGATTATTTATATTTTTGAAACGTTACCTAAACTCCCACATATAGGACTTATCTCCATATTCCGCAATTTCCCATCTCTCTCCTTGGGCATCTATAATATGATCATCTTCTAATCCATCTGACATAAACCCAAACGGTGCCATATCTTGTTCAATATTTTCTCTTTGATCATCATAGATACGTTGCCTAACATCATTGTCGTGCATCTCTTTAAAGTATTCCTGCATTGCCATCCACGAAAATATAACAAGGCACATTGCTAGGTCATCATTACATCCATCTTCTGCGGCAAAAGATTGCCCCTTTACAATAAAGGTAGTTAATTCTGAAATTGTATCATAATCTTTGATTATTAATTTATCTTCTTCCAATAATGCTTTAAGGTTAGAACAACCAACTGCTTTGACAGCAGTACTCATCTTTACACCAAGTTGAGTTTTCTTACCTGAGAATCCCTGTCCTAATTGTTGCCCTGCCCTTCCTCTCATAGCAACTTGTAGTAAATTTTCATACTCAAGATCGAATTGAATAATATCCGCAACCTGTCCACCAATATCATTTACCTCACATAAGACATATGCATTATTATAATTCTTTGCTACATCAATAATAATATTAGGGAAGACAATAGGTTTGATATCATTATTTCTATACTTAGCAACCATTTCATATGGTATTGTTGTAGTATCCATAACACAGAACGCTGAGTAATCTTGACTTACACCACGAGCAACGTCAACAGTTAAGATATAATTATGATCTTTTTCTACTTGTTTATATACTGCAAGACCTCTATTTTGTTGAATAGGATCTTCATAAGGCATAGTCCTTAACTTACTAGGACTAATCAATGTATCAACAGATCCTAGAAACTCACACTCAAACTCAACTTTAAACTGTTGCTCTGATGTGTTTGCAATAGTTTGTGCTTTCCAATCAGCATCTCTACCAGGAACTTCAGACCAATGTACTTCAGTTGGAATATATTCGTTCTTACCTCTCTCCGCATCATGCCAGAGTTTGTAGAACATGTTCATCCCATGAGGTGTACTAATGATGATAACCTTGGTAGATTTACCAGATGAGATAGTAGGATATACAGAACTAAAGAACTGATCAGCGATATGATTCGGAACGAAAGCGAACTCATCTAAGAATATAACGTTGAATGACATACCACGAACAGCACTACTAGATGTAGATGCTGCCATGATCTTTGAACCATTCTCTAATTCTAGACTACCTCGGTTCCATTGGAGGATTCCTTGTTGGAGCCACTTTGGGAGGTTTTCATATGACAGTTGTAATCTCTGCAGCATTTCACGGGAAGTTGCTGCTTTGTTTGCTAGAATTGCGACATTAACATTCGCTTTAAAAAGAACATACCAAAGAAGGTATGAAGTAACGATAGTCGATTTACCAGTCTGACGAGGTAACTTTGCTATGTTGAATCTATTGTCATGAAATTTCTCAACCATTTCTGCTTGAAAATCATACATGGCAAATGGAATCAAACCCCTATCAAGAGAAACAATCTTGATATAAGTTTGAATAAAATATACGGGATCCTCAGAACATTTGATATACTCTTGAACTTCATCAGGAGTAAAATTTGTAGCAACGTTCGCTTTTTTTAAATTAGGATTACCAAGATATTGTTCCTGATTCGTGCTCATTTATTCTGGTCTAAATTCCTGAGATTTATATTGCGAATAATCTGGTGGAGTAGCTGCAGGTTTTTGTTTAAAATATTTATTTATCACATCTACTTGATCCTGATACTTGGCAATGATGTTTAATTCAGTTTCAATTGCTTCTGTTATATCAGAGTGCTCACCAATACCAGCAGGGTTAGTTAAATACACTTCTACGTTTGCTACATGTTTCTGGATGTCTCCTTGTGCATGTGCTAGTAGTGCTCTGATTAGTTGTTCTCTCATGTTATTCATTTTCATATTCCTTTTTAGTTATAATCCACTCAGCATATAAACGTCTGGTGGTCACACCTTCTATGTTAAGTGTTACTTGATCGTTACTCGACCAGAGTCCCAAAGTGTCTCCTAATTTCACGTAAGACCTCAAAATCTTTCTGTTTAGTCCCGCCATCATACGCCCAAGCATAACCTTCCTCAATCATAAGTTCATTTAGTGAAATAGTAGCATCGCCAATGTAGAGCCAACCAAGAAGCCTACCATACTTCCCAACCCCACCCTTAAGTTCAGTTCTAATAAGGAGTTCTTCATCACCTTTAATTGTTTCAGTTAGTTTTGCCTTTAACCAGTTAGTAGCATCTATTCCCAATGCCTTCTCTTCCAAGTCTCTTGTTCTTTTCTCTGGTGTATCAACTCCTGCAATTCTAACTCTTTCTTTCTTGTATAGATCAAAACCGAGGTCAATAGTAACATCGATAGTATCACCATCAAGCACCTTGTCTATTTTCGTTACTCGAAAGTTGTAGCAGCTCTTCCTGCTTGGTGGTATCATCGCTCCCATTAGGCCAAAATTCATCGTACATGAATATGTAGTAGATTACTACCCCTACTCCTATAAGAAGAATGGCAAGCATTATATTAACTGACCAGATTACTTCACTCAACGTGTATCACCCCCTTCATACCCGCACCAGCATGAGGATCACATTGAAACTCATAGTCTCCTGCCTCTGGGAATGTAACAGGGAACTGTTCACCACTCATAAATGCTAAGTCAGGATGAGATAGTTCATCATGACTTGCAAAGATAACATTGTGAGGAGGTAACTCGCCATTAATAAAGGTAACTGTCTCTCCTACAGAAACAGTCACCTCGTTTGGTTCAAATACTAAGTTGCCTCCTGCACCCATTTGGATGTCTGCAGCATATGCTTTTGCTGCTAATGTCATTGATAGAAAGAGTGAAGTGAGCATGATAGTAAGTCTGCTCATCCACCACATAATTTCATTTTTCATGATACCATAGCATAGTCAATAAAATGAGGATGCTCCCTTAGTGCAGGGACATCCTCTTTAGAATTCTGTATTGCATTATATGCGTCTGTCGCATACTCGCAAATTTCGTAATGATGCATTTGACTATCGTGATAGCCAACTGTGTAATGCTGTTGCGTTAGGGGCATGATTTTTTCAATCCCATACTGCACTTATTTATAGCACGGATTGAGTAATTTTGCCTAGGTTGGTGTGGACTCCAACACTATATTATGATACCTTGATATATTCCCTATGATACCTTATTGTTTTCTGTGCCACCATGACTATTTACATAATCCATATAATTAAATCCTGAACCTGGTGGGTAAATGTATTTACCATTCTCATCGAAGTTGGGTAACTTTGCCCTATCCTCTGCTGTTGGGAATGGTTTCTTCTTTCTTATCCCATCTCTCATCTCTTGTCCAATTCTCTTTCTCAATTGATTACCAGACTCAGGCATGTTATCATAGTCCAACCAAGCACTACCCAACAACTTTTTAATATCTTCTTTGGTGTAACCGTTAGGATGACTCACAGACTTCTCCTATCTGAACACCATAATCAATATCAGGTGGAATCACTAGTACATAACCAATACCACAATTAAATACTCTTCTCATTTCATCTTCTTCTATCTCACCTGCTTTCTGTATCTTATTAAAGATCTCTGGTCTTTCCCACGAACTCCAATCTATCTGTGCTTTTAATCCTTTAGGAATAACCCTAGATACATTTTCTTCTAGTCCACCACCAGTGATATGTGCCATACCTACTATAGGATACTCTTGTAATAATAATTCTATTTGTCTTGCATAGATTGTAGTAGGAGTAAGTAACTCAGGAGTATCTGCCCATGCTATCTTATGTCTCCATAACATTTCATTGATCAAACTATACCCATTACTATGAATACCACTACTAGGTAAACCAATAATTTTATCTCCCTTTTTAATAAGTTTACCATCTATAACTTCACCCTTATCAATAATACCAGTACAAAAACCAGCAAGATCGATATCATCACCATATGCTTTTGGGGGTGCATATCTAGGATGTTCAGCAGTCTCTCCACCTAAAAGATCTATAGCTGCTATATTACATCCCTTAAGAATACCTTCTAGTATATCATCCACAATAGGAGTTAACTTACCAGTAGAAATATAGTCTAAAAAGTATAAAGGTTTAGCACCACATGTGATCACATCGTTGACACACATGGCAACTAAATCTATACCAATAGTTTTGAAGTTCCTTGATATCTTGCAAATATTAATCTTAGTGCCAACACCATCAGCACCAGATACTAAAAGAGGTTCCTCGTATCCTACAGGAACCTTTATCATACCATTGAATCCCCCAATATAAGGGGCTTTGGTTTTTAGTCTTTCAACGAAAGCATTACCTGCATCAATGTCTACATTATATTTCACTTAAAAAAATCCTCACTGTTTATTCCTTTATCATCAATGAATAGATCTCCACCAAATTTAACACCTGTTCTTAAGGTAGTAAATTTTAATCCCCATGATCTTAACTGATCAAAGGTTCTTTCATAATGATTGATTTTTGTACCACACCCTCGTGCAGTTTCGATAATAATTTCATGACCTTCCTCCCATAGTTTATTAACTTTTTCTATCCTATCCTTATAGGGAGTAGCCTCAAAGTACTTCATTCCATGACCATCTGGATTAGAGAAGGTCTCACATAAAGTACCATCTAAATCAAAAACATATTTCATTAACAATCTGCCAAGTTAGGGTGTTCACCAGTAGCATAGTATGCTGCTGCATTTTCACCTGCTGTTTCGCAAGTGTAGGATCCTGCATCACCTGTATTCATAAAGGAGTATGCGTCTAGACCATATCCACCGCCTCCTCCGTTATTCATTCCGAGTCCACATCCCATTAAGAGAAGGGGTGTAAGGAGCAGTAAATGTTTCATTTGTTGTCGTTGTAATTGATTACTATGTTGCATCTCTTTGGTTGATCACTACAGGTAGTAGAACTATGTGGTTTGGATGTATCAAAGAAGATCATCCTGTTAGCAACACTTTCAATCCTAGTTCCGTCTTCCATCTTAGTATAACCATTACATGTATTCAAACATAGTAATGCACCTTTGTGGGGGTAATCATAGTCAATATGTGAGAGATGCTCATACACTTGACTTGTAGCAGGAAAGCAATTAACTTTCATCCTAATGATATCGATGTCCATGAATCTTTTCTGGAAATATTTCCATATTGGTTCATGTAAATATGAAACCATATCCTGTTCAGTTAAGACTAGGTTATGTGTGAAGTAAGAATTGTAAGTAACATCATCCTCATTAGTGTTGGGTAGTGCCACATTCTTCATATGAAACCATGGGAAATTCCAACCTAGAATGAAGTCAGCAAGTTGATTGAATTCATCGGTTGGCAACCAATCATCATGTACTTGGAACATATGTTACCGTCGTTGTAATTTATTTAGACCAGATTTAACTAGGTCATTTTCTACAATAACTCTAGTTTTCTCTGCGATATCATCCAAGATATTAACATCAAGATCCATGAATGGTGGAATGATACCAAGTATACGAAGTAATCCATCTAGAAATAATGCAAGACATGTAAATCCAAGAATCATACTAATGATTGTTGCTTCTCTATTATGCTTTGCCATAGATGCTTCATCAATAGCACGTGCTTCATCTACAGCAGCACGGATCAAAATATCCACTTCTTCTTTGGTATAACAAAGGTGAGGGAGGATCTTTTTGATTGCCTCTTCAGTCATTGTATCAGTATGAACTGTTATATTATCTATTATATCACATCATTTCACGAATGTGTGTTGATGGTCGTTCCCCCATCTTCGCTTTCTTATCCCTGTCCAACTCATACAATTTATTCATCATCTTTTGTTTCTTTTCAATGTCGTCAAGTTTCTTTTGAACGTCCTTGAGTTCGGACTCAATCGATCTGTCGGTCATTTAAATTTTAAAATGCTTCTCTCAAACCTCCCCACAAAAGAAGAGTACAGTAGGTTGTTGATTTGAGTAGAAGTATTTATACTTTTACTGTACTGTGTCTGGGTGACTATCATAAGAATACCATCCAGTTGCAATATATTTAGTTTGAGTTTTACTGACGACTCCTTTATGTTGGTGAGTAAAATGTGCTGGCCAAATGACTAATCTTCCTTCCTTTGCCTCAAGAGTTTTATCATAAGAACTAAAATATGTTCCACCTTCATCAGTAACAGTATTCAAATATATCATCCATGCCAACACCCTATGTGCAGTAGCTTCTCCTGAAGATTCGCAATGTAAAGCATGATAACCATCACCTGGATCATATTTCTGTATATTGTATATATTACAAACATTCCAAGAATCAAGATTGTCTACACTAGGGTATGATTCACGATAAAAAGGGGTATATTTAATTAAAGTATCTGCAATAATTAAATCTACAAAAGTATTATTAGTGAATAAAGTTTTGTAAGGATTTAGTTCCCAATCACTCTTAACTCTCGTATCTATTACACCAGAACCATCTTTAGCCATAACTGCTCCTCTTTGCAAAGAATGAGTTTCAACCCATTTAATTATCTCTTTGCAATTATAAGAAGACAGAGCATTATCATATATTCCAATAAAATCAGGATTAAACATAACGAAAAAAGATGTAGTTATATAATTATCAGTCTTTAGATGATGCTTTCTTCTTTTTCTCGTCCTGTTTCTTCAAGTAACTCTTAAGTTGCTTCAACTTAATTTTACGCATCATATCAGAACGCTTACTGACATATGGGGGATTGGTTGATTGAATTGCTTTAATTGCCATATCACCAATACCTTCATCAACTTCAACTGTCTCTTCACTAACAGTCTTCTTAACATCCTTAGCAAACTTAACAGCAGTCTTCACACCAGACTTAACGCCCTTAGCAAATTCCTTAGCACGTTTCTCAGGTACCTTACCCTTAGCACGTTGCTTCTTATATGCTGCTTTAGCATCTCCTACTGCCTTGTTATGCTTCTCGACACCCTTCTTAACAGCATCACCTACTCTACCTAACAATCCTTTCTTAGAAGTTGGTTTTGTTGGTTGAGTTTTCTTAGCAGTCTTAACTGCCTTCTCTACCTTCTTAACTGTTGCTGCTTTCTTCTTAGGTGCTGCTTTAGGTTTCCTTACAGTAACCTTAGCAACTGCTTTCTTCTTAGCAGGCTTGTCATCATGTATAGTATTATCCTCATCACCATAGTTACGTTTTGCAGCAGCAGTCTTGGCATACTCACCTTTACCTGCTTTCTTTCTTGCTGCATCACCAGCATCAACCTTTGCTTTTACCTTCTCATATGAAGGTGCTTTAGCAGTTGCTTTTCTTGCTGACCTCTCTTCATTAAGTTCTTCAATAGGATCAATAACAAAATCTACAAAATCTTCTAGTCCAACTTCATCGATGATCTGATCAAGACCCTCCTCATTTATACCTTCTGAGAAGAAATAATCAGAAGCAATTTCTACAGCAGAATCAATCCACTCTTCAGTTAGATCAACACTTTCGTTAGTGTGTGCGAATGCTTTTTTCATTTTAGCTATTGCGTCTCCTTGTAGATGTGGGGGTAATTTTGATTCTCTTTTCTTATCTGCTTTCTTTTTAGCATCACCTAGTTTACTATGTTCTATTTCTGGTTGATATCCTTTTCCTTCAATCATTTGTCCTTCAGGTTTATATTGTGCTGCTAGTGCCGCATATGGAACTGCTTTTCTATTCTTAACTTTCTTTTTCTCTACTGCATCTTTATGACGCTTAACACCTGCTTTAATTGCATCACCTACACCTTCTTCCACTTTTGCACCTCTTACTTTTTTCTCACCACGTTTAGCCCAATGAGCACCTTTTCTTAATTGTGATTGTCCTCCTTGGTTCCAACCTACCTTACCAAATTTACGTTCGTTACGTGCTTTTTCCTTTTCAGGACTACTCATTACACC